TCCTGCAGGATCTGAAACATAAGTGCAGTTACCGACAGTTTTAAATATAGATATTTTTTCTTCTATATGCGCAACACGATCAGCATAATCGCTATCACTGTTTTGTACACGTAAAAGTTGGTTCAAGTCTTCAAAATATTTTTCGAATATTTCAAGTTGCACCTGAGTAGCTACCGTGTTAAATTCCTGAGGTGTCATATAACCTCGCTGCTCTTTGTTAAGTATCGATAATACCGTTCTGTAAACTGTATTTACATTTATTGCCATATTGTCTATTTTATTATAATATTAAAGCGGTAACAACAGCTACCGCTCAATATTAATTATTACGCATTATTCAAGTTTTTTCTCTATAGACTTGTATATCTCGACACCTTCGTCGGTCTTAAAATATGCTGCCATAGCAGAGTACGGGTTTTCGTCAAATGGTACAGTCATTAACTTTTTACCATTAGTAGCCCATTTAAAATCTCTTTGATCTTGTGATAATTTTATGATACCAGCTTCAGTAGCTTTAATCGCAAAATTTCTAAGTTGTATGTTTTCGTCATTCGCTAAGTTTAAGAACAGTTTTGGGTTCTTCTTAGCAAATACCATAATATCCTTTTTTATCTCCTTAGAAGTCATATTAGATACCTTAGATCCAATCTCAACACGTAAGATTGCTTCAGCTTGGTCAATATCCATTGATTTAGCCGCATTCATAGCTTCTAATTGCTCTTCTAAATGATCCAACTCATCTTCTGCTTCAACTACTTTATCAAATTCGTAATATTGTATGTTACGCATTGGATGAAATAATGATAATAGCTTTTGTAAAGATTGTTGTTCTTTTGGTACAGTTAAGAATCCGTTTGAAAAAATAACGTGACCCAATGTACACTCTCCTTTTTGATCTGATACAAATACCGATGATTGGTTTGTAGCATATCTTAATTCTTTTTGTTCTCCTGTTTCAATATCAAACCATAATAGCGGAAACCTTTTAGAGTGTCTGCTTGGTATTGTAAATGTTAATGGAGATGATATTCCTTTTAAGATATATGTTCTATCTTTAATTTCCCATTTAGCTGGGGCTGTATTTTGTTTTGCTTGTGACATGATATAATATGATTGAATGTTAATTTAAAAGGGTAAATTCTACCCCCGTCATTTCAACGAGGGTAAAACTACCATTTTTTGTATTAGTCAACTTTATTGAACAATACGAAGTTGTTAGCGCCTTGAACACATAAACATCTTTCAGACAAGAAGTGTACTTCCATTGCGTCTAAGTCAGAAGTATATGCTCCACCAACAGAACCTGTAACCCAGTTTTTCATACGTCTGTCATCAGCTTGTCCAGCTCTATAACGAACGTGTAAGAAAGGTCTACGGATATTAGTTCCTAAGATTTGATCGTATACTGTAGAAGTTCCTGCAGGAATCAATAATCCTTCGATACCTAATCCACTAGCAGAAGCTCCACGAGTAGATGCATCGTTTAAGTATTTCCAGTCAGTTTTGTAGAAATCGTAAGATCCACGACGGAAACCAGAGAAACCTAAGTTCAATGCCATATCTTGTGAATTTTCGAACAATCCGTAAGCTACACCACCTTGAGCTCCAGAAGATAAACCAGCAAGCATATCATCAAAAGCAAGAGATAAAGAACGGTTGTTGAACAACATGTTTTCTTCAATAGCTCCTTGAGTATCTAGGTTTTTCAAGATAGCGTCGAAATCTCCGATTTGTCCACCGAAGTTAGTCAATACGTTACCTCTGTCTTTAACAGCAGCAAATAAACCTTGAGTACCTTTTTTACCAGCAGCTTCAGCAGCAGATCCAGTAGCAGCTAATTCTCCTTCTACAACAGCCATTTCTAAATAGTCTTCGAAACGTAATCTTGTTTCAGACTCAGCTTTCAAATACCAGAAGTATCCGTCAGTACCGTCTTCAGCAGCAACGTTTACCCATCCGATTTGTGCAGTATCAGATCCATTAACAACATATTTGTTACGGATGATAATTGGAGAGTTACTGTATTGAGTGAATGAAGGCTCGATGCTTGTGTAAGCGTCACTAGTTAAAGTTGAACCTTTAGAATACTCAGAACCAAATACGAAGATTTTAACTTCATCACTTGTAATTCCAGCAGCAGCTAAGTTAGCAGCAGTATAAGGAGCAACAGTTAATACACCTTGAGCAGTACTAGCAGTAACTACAGCTTTCACTTCAGCTCCAGTAGCTTGGTCAATGATAACGATTGTTTGGTTGATAGAAATTACATTCCCAACAAAAGCGTCAGCAGTGTTGTTTAATGTAATTGTAAGCTCGTTAGCTCCAGACACTTCAACAGCGTTGTAAGCAACGTGCAATCTGTTTTGTTCAGCCCAGATAACTTGGTCAGAGCTCATTGGCATTTCAGCGCCTACCATACGTAAGAATCCAGATAAAGTTCTGTTTCCGTAACGCTCTACTTCTGATTCGTAGATCTCAGGTAAATATTGTTGTGCGAAAGATACGAAATCAGGGTTAGTCGTATCAGTAAAGTTTAAATAGTTTGTCTCTAAAGCTTGTGCTTTTTGAGAAGGAACAATGCTCCCAAATGTAGGTAATAATGCCATTTTTTTGTTTGTTTAATTTTAAAATCTTTTTTGAATTCTCAGTTTTGAAGAATCAACGCCATTGACTGCTTTTACTTTAAATCCACCAAGATTAAGACTAGTTGCGTTCTGTCTTGGTTCTGTAGTTATGTTGTTAGACTTAGCTACAATGTCCTTAACTGCATCAGCTTTACCCTGCTCGTAAAAATGTTTTGCAATAGAGTCAACGTTATCCGCCGCGTACAAAGCTTTGTGGTAACCTTTATAATCCGCAATTTCTCCGTCTTTGTTTAAGAACTTCTTAATGACGTTGTTAATATCAGATTGTTTTTCAGCTACAGTATCTACATTATTGACTCCATATCTAAAACTCTTTTCTCCTAAATTAAATTCAAAACCTTTGAATTCGCTAGAGAACATTGTTTTTGTGTTGTCTTTAAATTTTTGATACCTTTGTTCACTTAGTGATTGATCTTCTTTATATCGGTTAAAAAAGTCTAGAGCCTTTTGCTGGTCCTTGTTAACTGACGGTTTCAACTTGATCTCGTCATAATATTTACTTTTAACATCTTCCAAGAAAGCTTTAGCTTTTGCTACCTCTTCTTTAAATGCGAGTTTTTTCTTTCTGATGTCTCGCTCATCATCAATTTCTTCGTCGTAGCTGAATTTGTCATCCATTAAGAATTCAATTTCTTCTCCGTCTAAATGTGGTCTTGATTTTCTGTAGTATTCTCTTAGCAAAGCATCAGCTTTAATGGTAGAATAATCAATATTCAACCTAGCGTAATCTTCAACCGTACCTCCGGTTTCTTCCATAAAAGCAATAAGCTTTTCTATGTTTTCCGGTAGTTGTTTGCCTGCAGCTTTATATTCTTGTTCAATCTCTTCAACTTGCTCCTGTGTAACAACCGTAGGTTCTACTGGTTCAACTTGTTCGATCTCCTCAATTACATTTTCAGGTTCTACATCTGGTTCTACTACAGTTTGTACTTCTGCCGCAACTTCCGGAGCAGCAGGTTGTACAATCTCTTTTTCTATTTCTACCTTAGTTACTTCAGGATCTTTTATTTCAACCTTAGTGGTAACTTCTGGCTTATTCAATTTTTTAGGTGTTGGTTTTCTTTTTTGTAATTTGAAATCACCTTCTTGTTTAATAATTTCTGACATGATATAATATTATAAAATTGGTTAACTATTGTTTATGAGAATAAGTCGTTACTCAAATCCCCCATTCCATCAAAGCTTGATTCAAAATCTTTTGGTGTACTGTCATTTTGTCTTTGATCGATCAATTGACTTTGTTGTGTACCTTGCATTTTGATTCTTTTATCTTTTCTGTCTTCTATTTCAGCAATCTTAGCTTTATTAGCATCACCTTCCGCGGTAACAAGTTGCATCTTGTATCCAAACTCTTCAGCCATTAATTGCTTCTTAATTAATAACTCTTGCTGTAGTTTTTGAATTTCAAGATTTGCTTTAGCTTTTTCAATTTGTATTTGAGTTTCCGCTAATGCTTGTTGCTTTTGAACCTCTGCCATCGCTGCGGCTTCTGATGCTTGCGCATTTGCTTGTGCTTGAGCTTGAATGTTAGCTTGTTGCATTTGCTGCTCTTTTTCCATCTTTTTCTTACGCTTGTATTTCAAAGATTGGTTAGCTAATTTAAGATTTTTTATTTCTCTTAAATCTATTGCGTCTTCAAGGTCAATACCTCCTGATTGCAACGCTATTTGTATGTTTTGTTCTAGTTGAGCTTTTTCTTCTTCGTCTGGTTCTAATTCTAAGAATATACCAAAGTCGTGAATATTAAGGTTTTCTAGTTCTCTTAGCGTTTCAACATTGAAATTACTAATACTTTGTTTAAGAGCATTAGCGGTTAAAGGAAACTTAATTGCATCAGAAATTCTAAGTGCAATATTTTCACATAATCTTAATGTTATATACAAACTAGATTGATTGATGTGTCTTGTTGCTGTATTAGAACTAGCAGCCGCCATTTTTTGTAACCCAACTAATGAATCAGCATTTGGCATACTACCATCTCTTGCTTCATTTAATCCGGTCACGTCTCTTATCATTTGTAAATAATATTGATAAGTAGCTATAAGCGATTGTATTTTAGCATTACCAGCCGATGTTTGCAGCTCCTGAATTGGAACTCTACCTGGATTACCAGACCCATCTTGTGTTTGTGATCTACCAACAATACTACCAGTTTGGAAATACATATTAAGTGCTTCTGCTGGATTGTAATTTGTGCCGTTTCCTAGGTCAACTTCAGCTAAGCCATCGACATCAATAAATACACCATCCGGCACCATTCTAGCTAAAACTTGTTGCAGTTTTAAATGTGTTATTTGGATCATATCTGCAAAACCTGTAATTCTGCTTACTAATGATTCAATCTTACCTTTATACATTCTAGGAGCGCATATAACGTAATTCATAGCTACTCTAGTAGTATCGGCAAATGGTCTTGTCATATTTTGTGACATTTCCCATTTAAGCATTTTCTCTCTACCTAATATCTTAGCCCCAGTATAAAGTACCTCTATTGATCTAGAGGCCGTTGTGAAGTTGTCGTTTATAGGTGGATTAAAAGTATCAGGTTTTTGTAATGCCTTTTCTAAGCCAGTGTCTGTTTGCTTAATCTTAAATACTTGGTTTGAATATGTCTTATATTCAAAATACAATATTTGTACGTTTGACTTATCAAAGTCTTGTCCTTGTATATTTCTAGTGTAATTACTATCGCCTGGAAACTTTTCAATTTCCTGCAAGTCATCATCAGTAAGGTATGGAAATTGCTTTTTAAGCTCCTCTATACTTATTGACTTAACTTCACCTACATAATATATATCTTCAAAGTTAGGATCTTCAGTGTAAGAGTAAACTAAGTTAGCTGGGTCTACATATTCAAGTGTAACGCCGTTTGCTAAATTAAAATTTGTTTTTGCAGCAGCAATACCTAATGTAACTAAATCGTAGTTTAACCTCCTGTTAAGTAATTCGTATCTATTTCTTTCTAATACAGTATTTATTACTTCTTCCTCAGCAATCTCTACAGCTTGCTTATAACTTAATTGCAATTTTAACTCTAACTCGTCGATGTCTTCCGGTAATGAATTTGGATCATCAGTATTAAACATGTCCACACCAAGATTATTTTTGATTTCCATCAACATATCTTTAGCCATCATGTCTCTTAATACAGAGTTAGCGTAGTCTGTTTTTCTTTTTAAGGAGTCGGGATCTTGAGCAAAAGCTTTTATCTCGTAGTTTTTACTTGATATACCATTAACAACAATATCAACAAACTTAGGTATAACAGGAACAGGTTTCCAATCTAAGTTTAAATAAGACAAGTCACCATTGATAGACATCTCATCTTTGTATTTACCAACAGATTGTTCTCCTCTAGCGTATAATCTTAATGAATTAAAAAGATTCCAGTTAGAACCCCAACGGCTACCTACGCCGTAACCAGACTTGTCGCCTCGGAACCATTCGTTCTCGATAGCTCTACCAACTTTCTGGCCGTATTCAAGACTTTGTTTTACCTCGTCCGGTACAACCTGACTTGGAAAAGAACTATTACTATTAGTATAAATCATTTATTTTATTATTTTTGAATTATAACCTTCGTTACTGTATTTTTTAAAGTTTAATGGAACAGTACTCTTTTTAATATCCGCTGTAGGTACATATCGATGTCTATTGCAAGCCATAATAGCTAAGCCAGAACTTATCGAGGCATCATGCTTTGTACGATTATTTATATTGAATCTTGCCCAGTCTTCTAATGTCTTTTGGAAATACATTGTTCCGCACTCATCTCCATTCAAACCAACGTGGTCTTCTATGTAACTTTCAATTGCAGCGGCGTGAGCTTGCACAATATCTTGTGATGAGTTGGGTATTCCACCTATTTCTTTTTCAGTTACAGATAATTTAGCATAAACCTTATCGGGTCTATTCATTGAGAATCCTCTATAACCTCTTCTTTTAAAATGATATAGTAATCTAGGTTTGTTATTTTCAGCTAGTATTGGCATACCGTAGAATATGCAAGCCATTAAAACTTCTTCAAAGAATATCTCAGCTGTTTGTGGTCTAGCTATATATTCTAAGAAAAAATGATTGGCAGGAGCATCTTCCATTGAAAATTTGGTAAGACCGTGTAAAGCTCCATTAGATCCTCTTGTATCAACAGTTCCCGATATATCGTAACTATCACAACCAAAAGCTCCAACGTGCTCATTACCAGGGTATTTAACACCATTCCTTAATACTACTCTATTTTGTAGATGCACAGGAGGTACCCACGATATTAAAAATCTACCGTCTTTATTAGGATAGAATTGAACTCTTGTATCAGGAATCCCATTCTCCCATTGAAAGCTACCTCTTGTTACTACACTTGTATTTCTTAAATCATCGTTGTAATCTATTTGTTCGTATATACGAGTAAGATTAAATAATGATTGTTTTGCTTCATCTCTAAAAGCGTGTTGTTCTGTTCTAGGAAACTGTCGGTAGTATTCGTTCAATCCATCAGGATCGTTCTTTAAACCTTCAACTTCGTTTTGCCAGTGTTCAATAACGCCGTATTCAATCCATGATCCATCAACACCTTTTATCGGTTCTTCTGGAGTGTCGAAGACAGGTACGCCA